GTGCCGTGGTAAAAGTAATTGTGTCTGTGGCTATATCGGCTGTATAAGTTTGAGTGCTTAAGGCAATAGCGCCGCTGTAAGTTACAAAGTCGCCAGTTTGCGCACCATGACCAGCATCAGTGACAGTAATTGTTGTAGATCCAGTTGAAGCGGCAAAGGTGGCCTCACCTGCGGTGGTTGTATTGCGTAGTGGGGTTGCGTCGTAGTAAAAGCCGTTTACACCGCTTTGAATGTAGTATTTTAAGTTTGTTCCCAACGCCAACAAGTTGTAACCTGTTAAGTTAAGCCAGTTCCATAACGCACGACAGACACCCCAAAGCGTACCTGTAGTTGGCTGCAACGTAGAAGTGTTTGTCCCAGTATCTTTATCCCAACCACCAACCTTCTCAGGCATACCTGAGCGAAACCGAATCTTGTTGGATGCGTAATACCCACCCTCATTGGCGTAAGAGGTGCTTTCTCTGTTTACACCGGGGCGAAGCTGGAGTTTTTGTAAGGGCATGATTAGCCTACATTGCGCTCAAAATGAGGGCAATCAACAAGGGACTTGAAGTTGCCGCCCCAACGGTTCTTTGGGTGCAGTGTCTCCCAATATGCGCCCAAAGGCGCAAGGATTGCCTTGTCCCAAATGATTTTTCCATCCTTGAAAAAATTCAAATCTATGGCGCACCGCTTTAGATGGATGGAATTCATTGTCTTGGAACGCCCCGTCTTAAAATAAATGGCTTGCTGTTCGGGCGTACGGGCAAGTTCCCCGCCGGTAACCACGAATCCTTGGTCTGTAGCGTACTGGATTAGCTTACACATGTCCAGCAAAAACGCGGCTTGTTCGGTACTTAAACTCATTTTCTGCCTTTCATTTCGGCTAGTTTTTCAATGGTTCTGCCGCCGAAGTATGCGCCCATAATTAACATGCCCCACTGCCCAAGCAGGGATACATAAGACTCGTTGGCGTTATAGCCAAAGGCAGACATCATGGCAAACAGGAAGTAACCTGAAAAGATAGCAATCAGGCTCATCGGGCGGATGTTCTTGGACAGCCAAGAATCGCTGTTCATATCCGATTTCCAGCGGTCTGTGACGTTGTCGTCCTCGTTCTTGGCGGCATCGGCAAACATCTGTAACTCAGCCAGTTCCATCTTGGCCTTCTCAATACCTAACTCAAGCAAGCGTTCCTCATGCTCAAACTGCAACTGGCGCAGGTTGCTGACATCTTCAGGTGTCGGGTCGTCAGGAATCTTTACTCCAAGCGTTTTCTCAACCACCTCTTTGCCCTTGGCTTGGATGGCAGACGACAGTAGTGTCAGCCCATTTTGGGCTAGGCTACCGAGGAGGGATGCGACTATTGGAATCATCTCTTTTTTCCTTTTCAACTTCTCTGCGTAACTTTTCCATCTTCTCAATCTGCGCTTGGGCTTCTTTTTTGGTTTGCAGCACATCCATGTACAGCATTCCAATCAGCGGCAGCAACAATACTACAAGAACACAAGCAGCAATCCACCCCACAACTATTTCCCAATCCTGTGCAAGAGGCCGAGGAGCAACCACATATATAGGAGGAATAGGATAGTCGCCAGCAGATACGCCTGCCTTTCTCTTAGGAGCCGCTCCTCTTCCTTGCGTTGCCATGATTCATCATCCCGCTTTTTCCTTGCTTTGTCCTGCTCTACCTTGATGACATCCCGCATATCAAACACTTTGCTATACAAAGCCCCCATCTCTTTAGGAGCGCCGTACACCATCGCCTCTCGTATCTCCGTCTCCAACAGCGCCATTTGGTCTTGAGCCATAACCCGTTTAAGGGCGGCTTCCATCAGGTTGGCATCAGGGTCGTAGACTGATTTGCTCTTTTCTTCCTCTTCCCTTATGTGGTCGGCAAGCTGTTCTTGCAACTTAAAAAATTGAGAAAGCTGGACAACGATGTCTGCCATGACTTGGGTTTCGTCAACGGCAACGTAGGCTTCCTTCTTTTTCGCCACAGGCTTGGCTTGGGTGGCTGACGCTGATCCAAAGAGCTTTTGCCAAAAACTTCTGACTGCTTTGGCATCTGAGACAACTTCATCAACAGTTTTTTTAATCTCCATGAAAGACGTTTTAGCGTCTTTGTACAGCTTGCATCCCTGCTTAATAGCAGCGACACAGGCATTGGCGGCAAAGAGGATAGAGATTGGATCAATTTTTAACCCTGCGGCATTGCTGCTTTGATCTCGTCAACTGTTGAGGCCGCATCAATTGCTGTTTGTATAGAGGCGTACTTGTCACGAATGACTTGCCTTGCGGCTTCTGCGCCTTCTGTCTGACCGGGAATTTGTTTAGCAATTGCGTTGTCATACGGTACAAACTCCGCTGCCCTAGCCTCGCGTCGGTAGGTATGCGCAATCACTTTTGCTTTGCTGACGTTGATCGTAATCATGCTTGCTCCTTAGCGTTTTGTTCTGCAAACCATGCGTCATGTCCAATACCGTATCCTGCTGGGTTAGTGAAATCAGCTTCCCATGCGGAAAAGAAAACACTATCTTGAGGTAATTGATTTGCGTTGATGATGTGATACGGTTTGCCAGCGGGTACGTCTTTGCGAGCAATTTCTTCAACAGATAAGCCGCAATCAAAGGCAGGCATAACGACTGATAACCAACCGTTGTCATTTGGGTAGATAATTACTTGTGACATATCTTTTCCTTATTTAAAAACGGCAACACACATTAGCTTGGGGTCTCTTGCTGCACCAGTTGTTGCAGAACAATTGAACACACGTAATGCTGCTGCGGTTGGCACAGTTCCGTCTTTTATACAGAAAGCATCAAAAGTTCCGCCATTTGACTGACTGACAACAGAAGCCGCATAATTTGCATCGGACATTGCAGTTGCAAAATTAACAGTGAAGTCGCCCGTTCCATTTTTTGTCATGCCTGTGGTGTTGGCATTGGCAGTAATAGTGCCGTTACCATCAAATACCACCCAAGCTCTAGCTGAATAAGATGGAGCAGAACCCGTTGCTGTTGAAAGCGCAGTGGCTGTAGCCGAATTGCCTGTACAAGACGCTGCCGATCCTGTTGTGTTTTGGTTAAGCGTTGGGAACGTGCAGTTTGTTAAAGTGCCAGATGACGGAGTACCAAGCGCGGGGGTTACTAATGCAGGCGAGTTGAGTGTTGATGTATTAATTGTTGTTGCACTAATTGTTCCGGCTGTAATAGTAAACCCACTAGACAGTACGTTATTACCTGTTCCGGTTGAGCTTGTAACTCCCGTCCCGCCGTTAGCAACCGGCAATGTTCCTGTAACGTCAGTAGTCAGTACCGCTTGAGCAAACGAAGTGTTTGTGCCGTCAGAGCGAAGTACTCGGTTAGCTGTTTGTGCTGGAGCCAGCGCATTGAACGCCGCATTTGCTGTAACCTGTCCTGTACCGCCGTTGGCAATAGCAAGTGTGCCGGTTAAATTTTGGGCTTGGACTTCATAGAAGTTTGTACCGTCTGACCAAACCATGACCTTATTGCCGTTTGCAATAGTTACGCCTGTTGTGGTTATTGGCGAAGGTATGACATTAATTACAGCCGAGTTGTAAATTGTTATGGCGTATCCGGAGTTATTCCAGATGATGTATTGTTTAGATACTGGTGGAGCAAAAATGTTTGTTGCCGCAGATGCGCTGTTAAATTTTAAAATGGCGTACACGGACTGATTCAATGCCGCAGAGGACGTTGGCCCGTTGAGGGAAGTCAAAAGCTGGCTTGTTGAGGTGATAGTTACCGCCTGATACCCGGCAATTGCCGCATCAAAAATGTAAGCAAAGTTGTTATCAGTAGTGGTTCCCCACGTACCTGCTTGATCGCCAGAGCCAATAAGCTCGACCCGTAGACTGGTGGAATATGTACTGCTCATGGTGCTTCTCCTTGTACGGGATTATCTGCGCTTTGGGTTTCCAGTGCTGTGATTCGTGCTGTCAGGGCTGTGATGAGGGCTTGTTGTTCTTGGATGGCGGCTGTCAATGTGGCGACCAAGAATGATGTATCAATGCCTTGAGAAATAATTTTTCCATCAGCATCTACTGCGTCTTTTACACCGCCCACTGCCTGCGGCACGATTTCTGCTAACTCATGTGCAATAAACCCTTCTCCCAATGAACCGTCCAATTTCCATGTGTAGGTGCATGGTTTCATTGCAGTCACTTTAGCAAGCGCGCCTGTCATAGGCTGCACGTTTTCTTTTAAACGGTAATCGGAGGAGGTGTTGTAAGCCGTAGTAGTGCCCGTTACTTGAATAGTGCCAGTGCTGGTAGAGTTTCTATAAAACACCACGGAGTTTTGAGTTGTTGAACCAGCGGCTGTTTGCTGAAGCACGAACGGCACTGCTGAAGCACTTGTTGATGACACGAACAACCTTCCCGGCTCAGGCGCACTTGCCGACCCCAGTTGCAAGTTACCGCCACCATCAATACGCATACGTTCTACTGCCGCAGTATAAAACTGCATCACATTTGTTGCGGTACTTCCTTGAATTGCTGTTTGTTGATTACCCCATCCATAATTAGAACCATTGGCAAGGTTAACTGAGCCATTAACTTCAAGTTTGTTGCTTATTGAAGTAGTACCAATCCCCACATTACCGCTGGAGTCGATACGCATGCGTTCTGTAGATGCAGTTCCAAAAGCCAATGTATTTGCCGCAGGTGCAAAAAAAGATGACCCAACAGCAGGTGTTGCCGCTACTGCTGTAAAACTTAATGCGCCACTTAATGACAATAAAGTCACTGGCGAACTCGTACCAATCCCCACATTACCAGAGGAGTCGATACGCATACGTTCGGCAACAGTACCAGCAACTCTATTTGCAAAAGCAATATATGATGCCGTACCTGTTCCATCAGACCTGTCGTAGTCCATGTAGCCAAGTTGATAAGCAGTGCCTGAGTTGGAAGCAGAATAAAAATCTAATCTACCTCTATCTCCTGCGCCAGTACCTGTATTGTTTGAAGTCAAAGTAAAAGTGCAGGATGTTGATGCGCCAGTTGCAATATTTAAACGGCTTGCTGGCGAACTAGCACCAATCCCCACATTACCAGAACTATCAATCCGCATAGCCTCAACACCACCTTCAGAAAAAGCAATGGTGTCAGCGGCAGGGAAGAAGATACCTGTGTTTGCATCTGTTCCCCTGATAGCAGGGGTTGCGGCAGTACCATCAACATCGGATAGGCCGTCTGTGCCTGAAAGAATTAAACTCATCTTATATCCCCAATGCTTGTTTAAGTTTTGCTAACTCTGTTGGGCTTTCCAAAATCCTGTCTGTCAGAGACATTGGCACAAATGTTTCAGATGTTGCGGGATTTGGGTCTGTGAATGTGCCGTTTGAATAAGTCCAACCAATGCTTACATGATCTGCTTGAATAGCAATATGTCCATCTTCAAAACCAGCAGGAGGAGTTGTAGGTTGTTCTTCATATTCGATGAGATTTACAACAATTCCATCTTTAACAATTGCGTACTTCATACATAATACTCCGTAACAATAATTACACCTGAACCACCAGCACCACCAGCAAATCCGCTTGTTCCTGCCGCACCGCCACTTCCACTTGCGCCAACAGCGTAAGCATATGTGGCAGATGGTGAATTGATAAGTTTTTCACAATATGCGCCAGCGCCTCCACCAGCCTGACCAACACTAGCTCCAGAAGCGCCAGCGCCGCCTCCTCCACCGCCTGAATTAGTTGCGCCAGCAGAACCAGCACCATTAGAACCACCACCAGCACCATTACCACCAAAGGCTGAAGAACCTCCTTGTCCTCCTCTTGTGCTTGTATTGTTACCATCGTAACCTTGCCCACCACCACCAGAGATGTTGATGTCTCCTCCAGTAGCAGTTCCACCCGCTGTAGTTGCCGTAGAGTTTGTTGTAGCACCAACTCCTGCATTAGCTGTTAAAAGTGATGAGCCAAAAGTTGTTGCTCCACCACTACTACCCGCAGATAAAGTAGTGCCATTTCCAGCGCCGCCACCCCCGCCGCCAACAATACGCACCGAAATGGCTTTGCAGTTTGCAGGGGTTGTATAAGTACCTGAACCCGAAGTGAAAACTTGAACTGTATGTGGGACGGTTGTCAGACCAGTGCCGCCTGAAGCCACAGCAAGCGCATTGGTCAACGTAACGACTTGGCCCGTGCTTATGGATACCGCCGTTGTCCCGTTTGTTTGAAGCGCCAACACGCCCGTACTGTCAGCACTGGACTTCAGACCCGCTGAACCGCTGGATACGCCGTTGTCTGCGTTGATTGTGGTGGTCATTGTGTTACCTCATCTGCGGGTTCAGGCGTGTTGCCCTCTGCAAGCCACTTTAGGTAGGCTTGGTAGTCTGTGTTGTCGGGGTCAAATGGGATGTAGGTAACATCTGACAAGCGAACCACGCAAGTTGGATTATTAAATGCAGGTGGTGTACTTAATTTATACATTTATAACTCCGCAGTCATTGTTGCTGTAATTTGAACAAATGCAGTAGCTGTCCAATTGCTTGAGGAATTGAAAAAAAGCACTGTATCAACAGACGAAAAATTTAAACCCGGTACACCTGCACTACCTGAATTAACTGTAAATGTCCCTGAACTTGCCGTATAAGATGCGGCGGCTCTCATAGTTACTGGTAATCTAACTACAGGAGAATATGTATAAGTAGTATCTTGCGCCCTGCCTAAATCATAAACAACAGCCCTAAAACAATACCTCTGACACAATGCCAACTCAGTACCATAAGGTCTGTAATCAAAGCTAGTCGCTGTTGAGCCTTTTTCTAGCTGTACGCCTGTGATGTAGAAAGTAGCGCCTGATGTGTTAATCCAATCCACTTGGTTTGATGTTGCAACAATGTTTGACGATTGCCATGAGCCAGCAGTCCCCTCTCTTGTTGAGCCTGAACCAAGACATACCACAAACAAAAGTCCAGCACCATTTGTAGATAACCATGTTCCAGTAGTTATGGCTGGAATTGTTATTGTTTTTGTTTCAAATGTATTTGCCGAATTAATTGTAAATTCAGCAACATAACTTCTATCGGCGGTAGAACTTCTTAAAGAAATACAATAAGTCCCAGTAAGACTTGAACGAACTTGGAAAGACACAGCTACTGATTGGGCGTTGGCAGTACCCCAACCAAAATCTGCCATGTTGTACCCTTCAACATCTTGTGCAAACCCATAAAACTCAGTGCCGCTTGGCGCAGATGTAGTGGTTACAGTCAGTAAAGCAGACGTTGGGAAATTGGCCGCAGATGTTGAGCTTTGCACAACAGAGAAACGACCAGCACCACCACCATTTCTAATTTTCCATCTATCTAGTGTGTATGTGGCATCTGCTGTGGGAGTTACACTCGCCCCCGCATTCCTTTGGTCAATCACCATTGCACCATTGATGATGCGGTTTCTAAAGCCCATACCCATACCCAAACCAGCACCACCAATACTAGGCGCGGCAGTCATCAGAATAGTGTCTGTGTTTGCGTCACCTAACGTAGTATTGCCGTTGACTGTCAGGTTGCCTGTTGTGGCTTGATTGCCAGACAAAGAAACAGCCCCAGCAAAAGTGACAGACTGATCTGAGCCAATCGTTACCGCAGTCGTAGGCGTAGCGCCTGTTTGGATGACAAGCGCACCTGTGGTGTCTGCAACAACTTGGTATGCAGTTGTTGTTGTAGTGGATGACTTGATCGTACTCATATGATTACGTGCCTTTGTCCAGAAGCGATTGTGATCGTCACGCCGCTGTTGATTGTCAGAGGGCCAACAGTGAAGCCATTCTGCCCAGTGGCAACCGTTCCGCTTACCGTGGCGGTATCTGCATTGAGAAGCACCGCACCAATACCACCGCCAATAGCGTTTGCTGTAAATTCTGCTGGATAGGTGACAAACACATCTTTTGTCCCAGAAGAAAAACTTAAAGCTGAAGGCTGTGTAGCCGAACTGTTTGATATAACCGTAGTACGGGCGAGAGTTGTACCGGATGTTGAGTACGTACCAATTCCAACTTCCCATTCATTACCCGTCTGACCAGCAATCGTGTAATAGGTGGTGTTGGTGTTACCAATGACGGCAAAAGACTGAAACCCAGTAGATGCCCCAAGAAGCGTCACTGTTCCCGTACCAGTCGTGGTAGTAGTCTCTTTAACTCGGTCTGCAAGTACGAAAGCCATGTGAATCCTTAATCCGTCTCAACCAAAGACCAGTTGGATGTTTCTGCGTTATCTACCAATGCCCAGCCAGCAGTTTGAGAATTGTTGACATTTTGCCAGTTTGAGGTTTCGCTGTCATCAACCAATATCCAATATATAGCAATTACATTTCCAACTGAGCCTGTGGCCTGAACCCCTGACAGGGCAAAAGACATTACCATCCCAACCGATCCAACACTTCCAGCCGCCTCAACACCAGTTAACGCAAAAGAAATGCCGCCGTGAGTTACCGTACCAACAGCCCCAGAAGCAGTCACGCCTGTCAGAGCGATGGTAATACTTGGGGTTACTGTTCCTACCGAGCCTACAGCCTCGTCACCGCTGGTCGCATCAGACTCGTTGTAGATGACCGTACCAACCGCGCCAGAAGCCAAAACACCTGTCAGCGCGACTGTGCTACTTGGAACAACAGTGCCAACCGCTCCATCCGCCGATACACCTGTCAAGGCAAATTCTTGACTTGGAACTACTGTACCTACACTACCTGTGGCTACGACCCCTGTAAGCGCAAAAGAATAACTAAATCCAACTGTTCCAACCGCACCAGTCGCAGATACACCCGTCAGGGCAAGTGTGATGTCATTTGCGCCTAACGATGCGTATGGAGCCTGTGCAAATGCGGATATACCAAACATGGTCTACGGCCTGCGCCGCCTCCGCTTAAGTTGTTGCTAAGCGAATTAACGCCGCTGCGGTTGTGTTGGCAGGCATCGTTAGCGTAAAAGTACCCGCCGTGATGGTCTGCGAACCAAACGTATGGACACTGATAGCCTTGTTGCTCTGAGTCGAGTTGTAGAGCAAGACCGTATCAAACGCCGTTGCCAACGTCACTGTGGTGTAAACAAGTGAAGCTGAAGGCGTAAAGAACGCCACACCAGCAGTTGCTGAAGTGTTGGTTGAGGTTGGAGCCGTGGCATTCGTTACCGTCACACCGCCAGCCGTATAACCTGTACCAGAGACTTCACCAGTTGTGTTGTAAACAGTAGTGCTGGCATCTTTTGTGGCAGATGCTAAGTACAAAGCCGCTTTGAGCGTATCTGTAGTGGGTGCGGTTAAGCTGGTACGTGAGACAAGCGTTGCAGTGCCAAGTTGATGCTCACCAAGCATAAGCTGGCTCATAAAAGAAGTACACATTGATTGGGTGTTTGCCACTTTAGTTCCTTAAAAAGATGCCACTGAGCTAGTAAGCGTTACGGTTTTTTTCAAAGTCACATGGGCAGAACGGTGGACAAGCTCACCCTCTAACCAGTACTCAACCCATGTGGTGAGTTCATTGTCATTATCGACTGTACCTTCTCGCTTTTCAAGCAAAGAATCGTCCATGTCGCCTTTGGTTGTAGTGACTAGCATTATGCGATCCTTATGATTGCTGATGTGTTTGATACAGCAGGGAACTGTACCGTGAATGTTGTGGTTGATGTCTTGTCTGCGCCAAAATCTAACACGCACACCGCAGGATTGCCACCGCCGTTTTGATAAATCAATGCGCCCCGAGCAGTTAGGGCTGAAGTCCACGCTGCATTGTCAAAGGAGATGTATGCGGTGTTACCAGAGTTGCCTACTGTAGGAGTTTGCGCAATCGTGAGTGCCAGCCCACCAGCCGAGTACCCAGAAGCCACAACCTCGCCCGTAGCCGTATAAGCTGTGGTAGAGGCATTAAGCGTGGCGTCATTAGTGTACAGAGCCATGTAGAACGTGCCGGACGTAAAGTTGAACGTCCCGTTCATGATGCCTGTTTTGAAAGTGTTGCAAGCAAAGTTTCCTTGAAAAGCCATTACGTCACCGCCTGTCTATACTGCCCAGACCTGTAAGCGTCCTGACGCTCCATGCCATCGCCAAGGCGTTTAGCCAAGGCAAGCGCTTCTTTGTACTTGGCATCGTACCCCAAAATAATATCAGCTTCACCTTTCATAAAAGTATAAGCTTCAACTAACGCGCCATACAACAAAACGGTATCAAAGTTGTCACCCAGCCAAGTTGTAACTGCTGTAGTGATTGACTCGGGGTAATAGTAGTAATGCAACTCTACGTAATACGCGGCATCAGGTGTTGGGCCAAGAATAAGAGACAACTCAGTTGTAATTGCCGAACTGACAATTGTTGGGCCAAACAAAGCGTAGTATTTTGGCTCGCCCGTATCGTTTGGCGTTGGGTACGCCTGACGGATGAAGTTCACATCTTTGTTGAGTAAATATTCAAACGTGCCTGTGTCCAAGTTAGCGCCAGTCACGCCAGTCACCAACGCCAGTGAATAGACAGACAAGAAATCATTTGGTAAAGATATGTACTTGTTGTTTGCCGTGATTGCGGTGTATTGATTCTTACGAATAGAGGGGAACTGCACTGAGTTGTATATACGTTGTTCAGCCTGCGTAATGAAAGTATTGATCTGCGTAGTCGCAGATACAGTACCTCCACTTGCAAGGTATACATCAGGGAACTGATTCTCCGTGTATGACTGAATTGTGTTATACAACTCGGTGTAGTTCATGCCATTGGGCCTCTAGACATCAAGCCTTTGGTGGCGCAGCCAGTACCACGCATTTTGATGCCATCGGTTTTAATCTTTTCATCGCCAGCAGACTTGCTGATTGCGCCGATGCTTACATCAAGCGTATCAAGTTTGCCGCGATTTGGCATTTTGCCGGGGTTGGGTTCAATGCCAACAGCTTTGCCGGTCATGGTGTGTGGTGCAGCATAGACAGCGGCATTACCCACTTCTTTGCCCATTCGTTTGTCGCTGAATTTAGCCATTATTTGCTCCGTGCGTTGCCGCGCTGATTCATTGCACGCGCCATGTTGCGACCATACTTCTGCATGGACTCGCCTGTAACGCCGCCTTTTGCCATTTTGTGCATACGCTTCTCATGGGCTTTCACCTCTGTGTCTGCAATTTGTTTTACCTGCTTTGTGTCCATCTTGAACTCCTAAGTTACGCTTACTGTGACTGTACCAAGTTCTACAGCTAAAACCAAGTTGTTTGGCGTTAGCACTGCATCAACTCCCTGAGAGCCTCCCACTGGGTTCCAGCCCCATTGGAAGATTCTGCTACCACCGCCTGACTCCCCATCTGCCAACAACCCAGAGACAACATAGCTTCGATCAGGGCGAGGATTTCTCAAAGCCTGTGGATCGTCCACTGGGTACATACCCAACTGCAACTGTGGATGGTCGGGATCCCAACAAGCGGGGCAGACCAACAGGTTGTAATTCTTGGTCTTAATGATCTCCGTCTTCAAGACTTTCAGTTTAAACCTTTGCCCACATCGGTCGCACTCCGATATTGCATGTTTGCCTGCGGCAAAACGATTACCCACCGTTACCTCCCAATGTAGGTCTGACGGGGGACAAGACGCAGTGCAGCTTTTTCATGATCCTCATACGCAGCCATTTCCCAAGCTTCGTCGTACTGAGATTTCAGTATTGGCAACCTTGCCATGCCGGTAGGTATTTTGGTGGCAATGTAGTAAGACAAGCCTGCCGCCATGCAAGGCAGGAACCTGAACGGTACGTCCATGATGTTTACACCGCCACCAGCGTCCTGCGTGCGGCGTAGCCGCCAGTAAACCAATTGGTAGGTCTGGGCGTTGTCCGGCGTAGGCCAGACGGTTACAGCGGGAACCTGCTCCCAATAAACGGCACTGGCAGTTATATGGCTTGCCGCAGTGGTGTTTTGCTGCGCACGAAAGCAGTTGTACAGGATGTTGCCGTCAATGTAGCCATAGTTGATAATCTCAGAATCAACCTTGATGAAGCCTGCCGCTGGCAGGCCAATCGCGGAACTCAGGGTGATCGTAGTGTCAGTGCTGGTAATCGCCCCGCTAAGGGTTATATCTGTCGGTGATGTTTGACCATTAAAACGCTGAATCCATACCTGAATAGGTCTGGCTTGCTGAATCTTGTTTGGTATGGTTGCGTAGGTAGAAACACTGATGCGGGTGATGGTTAGGTCAGCTTGTGTTGAAGCTTCATTACCACCTGTACGGATTACATGTTCCAGCAGGTCAATTGTGTCGTTGGGCAACGGATAAGTATTTTGACCCTGCACCAGATCAATTATCCCTGTCTCTATCGTCCACAGGTTGATGCCTCGGTTGGCCCAGTCGGCAAACATGATGTTTAAACTGCGTCTGGCTGTACGGAGGTCATAGCCCGTGCGAAGCTCACCTCCGGCGCGTTCAAACGCCTCCTCCACCAATTCGGTGAGGTCTAGGTTAAAACTTACTGCGCCGGAAGTGTTTGCCATTATCTAAATCCTGCCGTTTTCTTTGCTATGCCTTTGGGCTGAGCCACAAACTGCTTACCTGCCGCCTTACCTTTACGCTTTGCCTTGGTTGTCGCGGCGTATTCTGCTGGCGACAACGACTTGATAGCCGCTTCGGGCAAGTACCTCTCACCCGTCTTACTTGAAGGTTTCCCTGACTTGGTACGCCACTTCTGGTCGCCCCAGTTTTTTAAGGACTGTTGCGGCGCTTTCAATCTTTTGTTTCTTCTTTTTCAAGAAGCTCATCATCAATTTGTTTATCGGTAGTGTGTTCTTCAACACCACAATCGCATGGGCCGTTGTTATACACAAGACATGTTTCAAAGTGTTTAGTCACGATAACCTCCTCCAGCAGCCTTGTACTTCTTAGCTACCAACTGAGCTTTCCTTGCAGACCACTGCCCTGCGCCAGTACCTTGGGTAGCCGCCGCTTTGACTTGCGCCACGATCCGCTTACGCAGACTGGGTTTGGTGTAGTTGCCAGCGGCGTTAACCTTTCCGCCTTCAGCCCAACTTTTATTCAGCGATAGCGTGTATCGCTTTTCGCCCATCGGGGCATGGCTCAAAGATGCGCCAACAGAAGTATTCTTATCAAGTTGATGCTTGTAATCTGCTTGAAGCTGATCTACCAATGCTTTGGCTTTTTCGCCTTTGGCGGCGGACAAAGATGCATCTGCATTGAGGGATGCTTTGCCTTTGTCGCCAATTGGTATATCGCCGGAAGAAAACTCTGCTGCAATGCGTTTGTAGTCCTTGTCCAGCGTCACATCGGTGGGTTTAACGCTTAAACCGCCCTTGTCCATGCGCTTAACCTTGCCACCACGTTTGTACATAGCGACCTTGTTCGGATCATCCGTGCGGGTGATCTCCTTCTTCCCCGGCATCTTCTTTGGGTTCATTGCACCCATACCGCGAGAGGCCATCATTTAGCACCACCTTTGACTTTTTTGGCTAGAAACATCTTATCAACCATTTCTATGCGCTGAGGTTTAGTTGTCACTTTGTTGATAATACCCAGCCGCTTGGGTTTACTTGCAGCGTAAAACCCAGCCTTTTTTAAAGACTTGGCTACGCTGCTATTGAGTTTTGCGGTTGCCATGTCAACACATCTTCCCGCGAGTTTTACCCTTAACCGCACATCCGTCAGCACGACTTGAGGCGGTCATGCCGCCACCCGCCATACCTTTGCCGGAAATGATTGCTCCAATTCCTGCGGGGCCAGCCTTGTTTTGATTGGCAGAGTAGTCAGAGTTGTCTGCCGATGCTTCACGGGTTGCCATCTTTGCGGCTACTGCGGCTGCGCCAGCGCCTGCTGCACGCACACCTGTTCGGGCTGCTGCTCGGTCTTGGGCATCTTCAGTCACCTTCTTGGCGTTACCGCGTAAGTTAGAGGTGTCCTGATTGATTTTTCTGAGGTCGCCCATTGTGCTGGCGCTACCTCTCAAAGAAGGCATCTTGCTGTACTTGGTTCCGCTGATACCTGCGCCCGCGCTGCCACCCTCAAGCTGCTCATCATCCAGTGGTCGTCTGCCAATTTTTGCCATGATTGTTCCTTAACAAATCTTGCCGCGAGTCTTGCCTTTGGTAGCGATACCATCGGCACGGCTGGAAGCAGATGATGTCATGCCACCTTTTTTAAATAGGGTTGGCTTTGCATAAGCTGTATTACGAACTTGACCGCGAGTTTCTCGTTGCATCTCGTTTGCTCTGGCGTTCCTCAATGCAGTTTGCTTTGCCGCATAGTCGGACATTTCGTCGCCGGAGCTTCTGCGAGAAAGCTTGGCTTCTTTTTTTCTTGCATTTGTTACAGCAGCAGCGCTTGAAAGGTTTTTGTATTGGTCTGTTGCTTTTGAGTATTTTGTGGTAGCTGCTTTATTGTCCCCGGCATTTGCCGTTCTGTTGGCATCTACTTGGGCAGCTTTTGCAACACTCCTTGCTGTGTCCTCGTTCCTCACAGCATCTGCCACATTTGAAGCTGGCTGTGTTCTCAATTTTGCGCCGGTCAACAAATCGCCGCCTTCGTAATTTGCGTAGGGGTCTACGTCTTTAACTGGTGCGGGTTTGGGTGCGGGTTCAGCCGGGTCTACACGTTTAAGATTTTTATCGCTGTTGTCTCCGCCCCCAAAACCGATGTTTTTAGCGGTGTTAGAGTCGTTTTTGTTAGTGCCGGTGTACGCAGACTGGTTTGTAGCCTTAAAAGGCGCTTCTCGGGTTTCAGTCGAGTTTGGACGAGCTTTACGATCAGGATTTGAATCCTTCTCGGTCAAATCAACTTTATTACGATATTGATTTGTAAGTACGTAGCCCAGCCCGGCTAGCGCAGCCAGTTTAGCCAAATCGTTTTTTCTTGCCATGATTAACTCCTTAGCAGGCTTTGCCGCCCATTTTCATAGTAATCTTCTTGCCCTTGGTTGCACCTTTGGACTCAATGCCACCACCTTTAGCCATGCCACCCATGTTCATTTTCTTCATGGCAGAATCTTTCATCATCTTGCCGTCAGGCATTTTGTGCATACCACCTTTAGCCATCTTCATGCCATCTTTGGCAGTGTCCATGCCTTTTTTCATCACAGGTTTGCCCATCTTCGAGGGCATCTCTGATTTGGCTCCAGCTTTTTTCTTAGCTATCATTGCCATAAATCCGGGGTTCATTTTCGTTGCCATAGTTCCACCTTCTTTAAAGAGTTCTTGCTTACCTTGATTGGTCTTGGGACTGTTGATTGTCTGGGAATCTGCGCGGCTTTTAGAGCCAAACTTCATGCTTTTGCTGGCCTTGCTGAAATCTTTAGCCACCTTCTGCGGGATACCCGCTTGTGTGGCAAATGCTTTATTGTGCGCCGCAGCATCCATAAACTTCTTTTGCTTAGGGCTTGTTGCTGGCATCGTCGTCTTTCTTGCGATTCAACAATTTCTTCACTGTCTCGGTTTCGTAAATGCGGATTGCCACCCAAACAATACTGAGCAGTGCTGAGACAGCGGGTAAGAATTCCACAAGTGTTCCTATGACGGTGAGAAGAGACGCACCATCAAGGGCATACTTCAAAGTTTCTTGGTTCTGTTCGTTCATACAAACCTGCCTTTTGTTTTGCCTTTTGTTGCGCATCCGTCTGCGCGGCTAGAGGCTGTGCCGCCAGAAGCCATTTTTTTGGTTTTTACCGCGCCACCTTTTTTTAGCCCAGACTTTCTAGCAAGCAGCTTTTGCATTAAGTCTGTTTTGTTGCGTTCATTTTCTTTACTTGCAGATTCTTCACCAAGAAAAACAGGTGGCTCAATAAAACCGGCTTTAGCAGCGTTATTTTTTATGGTAGCCATAGGAAAACTATCCAGAATTCTGTCTGACAGGGTGCTTTTCTTTGTCATAGGCCCTGCTGGCTCTATTTGAATCTGACCTTTTTCTGCTATACGCCTGTCAATTGCATCATTAGCATCACGCTTTCTTGCGTCGCTCTTACCAAACAAGAAGTTGCGCACAGTACTGAGGTTGTTTTCCCCCCGCGCTTTATCTCGGTCATATTCTTGACGAGCTTCCTTGTCGCCGGGGTAAGTCTTTCCACGGTTGCCGGGCTTGTTTGACCAAAAAATCTCATCGTCTGAACGAGTTTTAAAATTTGCCATTTAAACAAACCTACCTTTTGTTTTGCCTTTGACAGCGCAGCCGTCAGCACGGGCTGAAGCCGTTCCCCCTTTAGCCATGCCTTTACCGGAAAGAATTGCACCCATACCACTAGCGCCGGAGGGCATTGTTTTTGGTATGTACTTGCGATCTGCGGAGGCGGGAGCATCTACATCCATATTCGCTGCTTCCCCGTATTGTTTAACGGCGTCGGCGTTTTCTGGCGACCCCAGCGGGAATCCGACATCGGCCATTCTTTTCTCAAGCTGCTCATAAGACACTTTACGTTTTGCCATAGGTTGATCTACGCCAAATTTTTTTCTAGCTTGCATCTCTTCGTCTTTAGTCATGATTACCTCAACACTTCCATCTTGCTAAAGAAGCCGCCTTGCGGGTAGGCTTGCCTTTTTCATCTTTCATCGGGCCGGGCATACCAGACATACGTGCGCAGAAAGAATCCTTGCGCTTGCCGCCTTGTGGTTGCGGAGCCTTCAAGTTGCTTCCTGTTGCTGCGTTGTACTTGGCACGACCTTTGGCAGTCAAACCCGCCCCCTTGGAAGCGGGTAGTTTTTCACCGCGACCAATTGCAAGGGAGGGAGTTTTTTTAGCCATAGAACACCACTGCGGTTGTTGTCGCAGATACCACGGCAGAAATATTAGTACTACATCTAATGCCTTCTCCGGGGAACATCATGTAGATAGAACCCGCAGCCGCTGGCGCGGTAAAAGAAAACATAGCTGCGCCGCCCGTCCCGTCATTCAAGGCAACCGTTGCGCCTGTTGAATAGCTGATGGATATACCCTTGATACGGGCTGGGCCAGCAAAAATAGTGGTGGTCGCCCCTGCTGCTGCCGCGCCGCTTTTTACGTCTGTCTGCATCATAATCAATCTCCTTTTAAAAGGGGCCGAAGCCCCTTAGATCAATTATTGTTGAGTGGCGGTTGGGTTAGCAGAACCGTCAGAGTCTTTGACGACATACGTCAAGGTCAATATGCCAGCACCAGATGTGGCGGTGACGTTGGCCTGTGTAAACGTGATGATTGCGTCTGTCGTACCTACGTTGTTACACAGCACAGCGGCGGCGGCAGAGTTATTGCCAAGCAACAAATTAACAATACCCGTGTTTGTGAATACGCTACCGTTAGCTGCTGTGTTAATGGCTGTGCCATTTACTTGCAAAACGTATGTAGGAGTTGTTGTTGCATAGGCAACAGTGGTGTTAAAAGTCGCAGAAAGAATCTGTGAGCCTGCTGGAATTGTAAAAGCGGACGTAGCTGCCGTAATGTCCGTGTACAAAATGGCTTTGGACTGCGATACAACTGTTGCGCCCAAGTTGCGGATAGTGCCAGCAGTAGTACCGGTTGTGTTTTTAACAGTACCCAACAACCAAGGGCCAAGGTGAGTTGCGAATCCCATATTTATATCTCCATGCGTTGTAGCGTATCAATCTGCATGAGGTCAGCCGAGCCTGTTTGATACGCCGATGAATCTCGGAATGTGTTCAATATACACCATTTAAACGATGTCAACAAGAGTTTAAACAATAAAAAAGGGAGCCGAAGCCCCCTTTTCCTGTCGCCCTATTAGGACGTACCGGGGGAACCAAACATTCCCAACGGATCAGACCAACCGAAGCTGTAACGCTCACGGGCTTTGTAACGGACGTTGCCGGTATCAAAGTCGCCGTCCATGCTGTTAGCAAGGGGTGAACGAACGAAATGCTTCAGACCGTTAGGTACATCAGTAGTCAAATACCAACCGTTTGTGTCGGTCAGGTAGTTGTTCTGTGTATACCCTTCAGGGATGGAGCCATTGTTTTTCAGAGCATTGATGTCGTTGTCGGTTGTGCCAACACGCAGGCTGGTTTCCAACAGGCGGGTAGCAACGAACTGCAATGCAGGAGGAACAATCAGCTTCTTGGGCTTGGCGGCGATCAACAGACCACGCTCGTCTGTCCATGCAGCGATCTGAATGACGGCGTTTTCCAACGAAGTTTCATTCAAGTCAGCGGCAGTGGAAGGACGGTTGGAGTTGGTTCCACCGTTAACCAAGGGGTGAGCAGTGCTAAACAAAGCAACGCCGTCACCGCCAGCATAAGCAGCGGAAAAACCGTTGTTGAGGATAGCGGCAGCTTTTACCTGCTTGGTGTACGCCATAGCACGGGCCAGACCTTTGGTGTAGCGAGCAGACAAGCTGTCGTACAAGTTATCTTCAATCGCTTCTTCAGTGATTGAAAAACCAAGGGCAATGGTTTCGTGGTTGTAGCGGGTAGTCCATGCCTCTTGAGCATTGTCATAAGCGATGGCAGAACCCTCGTTTTTGACTGGTGCAGCAGAGAAGCCAGACAGCTTGGTTTCTTCTTCAAAAGAACGCTCTGAGGTTTCGGTTTCATAAATTTCTTTATGTTGTTCACCGTAACGAGCGTACTCCATACCAAACAAAGCGTTCAGTCCGGGAAGCAGTTCCTTCAATAGTTGTGCGCGTGAAATAGCCATTTAGTTGCTCCTTATGCGCCAGTGGCAGAATAGTAACCGTGCAGTGCTTGGTTAAATTTAACCAAAACTTCAGGATACTGGGTGAACACTATAGTGGACGCGCTAGGAATAGCCGTAACACTGCCGGGGACTGCAATCGTAGCGTTAATCGTAACTGACGTTGCAGCGGCTGAAGCTGCGGCGGTTACAAAAGAACCTGTTTGAATGATTTGCCCGTTTGCTGCAAGGTAGGCTACATCTGTTCCAACAGGGATTGCACTAGGCAAGCCAGAACCAGTTAAGGTAATTGTTGTAGTGGATGAAGAGCCGGTTGCACTTACTGAAATGGCAGATTCCTGCACCAAGCCAACCAAACGCAAAGGTAAGGTGGTTGTTACTGGAGTTGCTGTTGGAGCCAACACTGCGTTAGCAGAGTTGCCAGTGGTTGTGCTACCTGTATTGTTAATGGCAGATAGGTTAGTACCAATCATAGCCATAGCAGCAGAAGCAACAACAGTAGTGGCGGAACATACAACAGCCTTGAACACAGCATCAGGGTCATCCAATACATAGGCTTGGCAGTCACCTGCGAGGGTTCCTGAAGGCCAGTATTGAGCAAATTGCTTTTGCTTGTTTAACGGATTTGTATAAGTACAACCTAAGAAAATACCAACGGTCTGGTTTAAACCAGTGCCAGTAGAAACTGAGGCGCGGGTTACAGAACCACGCGATAGTACGACGAAATCACCATAGAAGATGTCGGTCGCATAACCGTACTGGATAGGGTACATACGGGTAGAACCCGCAAATACTTGACCACCAATTAGGTTCTGCGGCAACAGCCCATACGGAGCTGATACAGCGGGATAAGCCATTTAAGACTCCTTTGAAAAGTTTATGTACCTGTGCCAAATGTCACTTTTGTCGATCTTTCTGAGAATTTCGACATACGTGGATCACTGTCTCTCATGTAGGTGTTATCCACCGAATCCATCTGAGCCTTGTTCTGACGGGCAAAGTGATCATCCCGTTGTTTCATGAACTCAGCCGGTATGCGGCAAAGAATTAACCCACCAATTTCGATACTGCCTTTGAAGCGACCTTCCGTAGATTCATGCATCATTAGCTCCGGGTAATCTACCGCTACTACGGGTTCATATCCCTCTCGAAATTTAGAAGAAATGTTTGCGTCGTCGGATTTACCCAGTGTGCTTGTCCGAATCCAGCGATGCGCCCAGTCAGGACGGGGATCGGGGGACGGTAGAACCTCGGGGACACGCCACGCCGTTGGGCGCTGCATTTCTCGTCGAGTCTCCAAGTCACGGGGCTTGCGGTTTTGAGCCTTTTCAGGCGTTTGAACTTGATCCATTTCAGCCATTCCTTCTTAAGTTTGCAACCTGTTTTGCATATTCCTCTATAGGCACGCCAAGACGACGCGCAAGGGCGGCCTCAGATGCTTTGAGCTTTATGCGAGTAGGGGGTGTGCTTCGTGTAGCCGGAGCCACGACGGAAGCTGGTTTTGCGCGGCGAGGAGGTTCCTCATCCGTTTCTGATGACCTGTTTGAGTCGTCATCGTCCTCATGGCGCTGAGCATCGAAATGCTCAGGAAATCTTTTGCGCATCGTTTTATCGATGGTACGGAAATACTCTTCAGTACCCGCATAGTTGTCACCATATTGGGTTTTGAGCTTCTTGTCAAGCCCCATTGCCGCCATAGTCATTTCATCGTCTACGCCAAACCACTTTACGTTGTCATCAATCCACTCCTGCGTGCGGGGAGTGACGTTAGGCTTTTGAGCTACCTGCGGGGCCGGGGCTTCCGGTTCGTCGATTGGGCGCATCTGTTCTGCTCGGTCGATCCTGAGAGTTGCCTTGGTGATCTCCATTTGCGCATCCGCAACACCATCAGAATCCCCGGACTCATAAGCTTCTTTGTATTTCTTTTTGGCTGATTCCAGCGACATTTGTGCCGTGGATTTGTTTTGCTCAATGAAGACTTCGCTGCCGGTTTTAAGCTGTCCTTTTAAACGCTTGTTTTCGTCATACACCTGACGGGCAAAATCTTCTGCGGCCTGACGTTCCCGCTCAGCCCTTTCCTTGGCCCTGCGTTCATCGTGATAGCCGCGCTTAAGTTTGCCAACTCGGTCTTGTACATCTTTGCTGTACTGGGAGAGTTCTTCGTCCTCCGGTTCATTGATCGGGCCAGAATTCTTTCGACCCTTATCGGGTTCGGGTGTATCGTCCTCAATGTCAACAGAAAACTTTTCTTCTTTCTCTGGAGTTTCTTCGTCTGGGAATTTGTACTCTGCTTCGTATGTTGCCATGTTTGCTCCTTATGATGCGCGGGTGATTCCGCGAGGATCTTCCACAACCGCTTCAACCGAATCATCATTAATGAGGCGGAATTCACGACCATGAATCTTCAGGCGCGTGCCTGAATTGGGGCGGACGATGACAAAGTCACCTTCCTTACACGATGGGCCACCGGGGAACCGTGTAGTGTCTTTATAGGCATCGGGGCCAAGCTTGACCACGAAAAGCACTGGGGTCAGTACTTCTTCGTAATACATGGACTGGCTTGATTTGACAATCCCAATCTCGCTGTCAGCGAACTCTTCCATCGCTTCAGGAACTACGCATAGCAACATATACCGTTTAGGTTCAGGTAGTTGTTTGGCCTTTTCCTCGGCTGTGGCATTTAAGACCTTTGTAAGGTCTATTGCTTCAACGTCAAATTCAGTCGTCATCGGATAACTCCATTTTCTTCGCAAGGTCGGTTACTAGCTCATTTGCGCGGTCAAGACCTCGAAGCACCCCGCAAACATGCCGATACTCGGCAAAATCAGCTACTCTCCCGCTGGCTACAAACTCCGCCTGATCTGCGCGGATTTTTGCAAGCTCAGTTCGCACATGCCTTAAGACATGAGTTGCATCCATATTCAACCTTTCTTGGGTTTATTAGGAAGTTGTTGCGCAGTTTTCTGCGCGTTTTGCATCGCCATTTGTGCGCGATGTTTTTGAATGTCAACGCCCAGACGAGCGCCGTCAGATTCAGCTTTCTTATTCATTTGATCAAGCTTTGCGGCAGAGTTTGCTGCAACTTGCATAAAAGCAATTTCCTTTTGAACCGCAATCCGGGACTCTTCTACCCTGATTTGGTCTGCCTTAGCCGCAGCGTCAATTTGCTGTTTCTGCTGCTTTAACTGCAACTCGCCCTGCTTAATCTGGAGTTCTTGCATTTGCATCTGGACAATTGGGTCTTGCATTTGTTGTTGGGCCTGTTGTTGTTTTGCCTCTTGGTTGTTCTGTGTAAACAATTGCTTGGCAGCATCTGCCGCCATGATGGCAATGTGATTTGCCATTTCCGGTGGGATTTGCTTGTTTTGGTCTTCAACGGGAATGGAAATACCCATTCGCTTCTCAATCTCCATGCGGTACTGAAAGCCCACATGCTCGTTGATGTGGGCAAGCATTGCAGCCTGAATCATCTGGGCCTGCGGACTCTGAGAAATGATTTGGACAATTTTTGGGTCTTGCATTGCCATCATGTGGACTTGGATGTGGGCCTCATGGTTTTGTTGGACAAATGCCTTGACCGGCTGGCCTGTCATGACATTTTGGTTTTCCTGCACCGGGTCGGTCGGGACTTGGTCGTCTTCAGTTTTGACAAGCTTATTGGCGTTCTTGACCCCCAGAACTTCAATCATTTGACGGTGCAGTAAGGGCAGGTCATATAACTGGGGTGCGCCTTGGGCTAGCTGGAGGACTGCCTGATACTGGACAATCTTCTGCGCCATTGTTGAGGCATTAGGATCACTGACCGGGATAACGTCCGTGGAGTCGTAGTCCGACTTGCGGGCTGCGCGGCTGCCATCTTCCGGCTCGTAGTCGTAGTCCTCTGGCGCGTAGTCGGCAATTATCACTTTGAGAAGCTTGAACTCCTGCTTCATAGAGAAATGCATACGGGACTGGACTGCGCCCATGACCTTCAGGGTTCTTTCCAGAATTGCCAAGGTTGTGCCTACCGGAGCTTGGGCAGACATATCAGAGACATTCATGTCTCCGCCGTTGGCAAAAGAGCGGCCTTCTTCAACGATGTTCTGGAACAAGGCGAATAGAACCTGACTTGGCTCCTTGTAAGGAAGAGGAAGAATGTTGTCGCGGATAGACCCCGAAGGCACATCTACATCGCGGAATTCTCCGGGCTGGATCGGCGTGTCATCACCTTTGATGCGAAGACCGCGAGACTTGAGGCCGCCGGGTAGGTTTGAGAGTGTTCCCGCATCCACAAGCTGACGGATGAGCATCGTTGCGCTTTTTGCGTATCCCCCGATAAGGTGGATAAGACCATAGCCATAGAAGCCATCACCGGGGATGTATTGGTAGTGGACAAAATGTTGACGTTTAATGTGCAGGGGATCTCCGTCATACCAATTTCTCCTAATTGAAAGAATTTCGCCAGATGATTTTTCCACCGTGATTACGTAAGGCAGGGCAATCCCTGTCTTCTCGCCCTTTTTATTCTCATGCTCAAAGCCGGGCAGATCAATATCAACATGCATTTCTAGGATGCGGTAGCGATCATCTTGAATGGCGGACATGCCGTTCTCTTCAGATTTTTGCTTTTCAACATCATCAAGTTCGTAGCTTGGCTCGCCAAGGTCGGTATCTAGGTAAAAACCCGACTCTTGCAGCTTTAGTACTTCGTTCTTTGTCTTGCGCATTACGTGGGTAACACGCTCTGAGGATTCAATATCTCTTGCGCCGTAGGGGATGACAAGGTCTTCTGCGGGGATAAACACCGCCATCTGGCGGCCTTTATTTGGGTCGTAGTAGACCTTTTTGAAGGCGGAGCCGGTAATGGGTAAAGACCACAAGAGCTTTTCATGCTCTGGGCGGTACTCAGTCATAACTTCCGTCAGCTGGTAGTTCATGTCTTCTTGAACTCTTGCGGCAGCTTCTTCTGTCTCTGGTGTTTCTTTGCCGATAATTTTGGTCTTTACCGGCCCCATTGCCGGGAATGTCTCAGTTATTCCTTCTGACTGAAACCTAACAACAGACTCAGTAAGCATGGGGTGAAACACCCCGCAGGCTCCCTGCCAAGGTTCTGTACGCTCCTCATAACGCAGGCCCAGAAGCTTTAAGCCCTCTACGTAGGTTTGAATCCAGTCTCTGCGGTCACGGGTATCTTTATCAAAATCATCTATAAGCTCCGAGGACAGACCCTTGAGGTCAGAATCATCCATAAGCTCTGCGAGGTTGGCATCAAATTCATCTGCGGTGTCAGGCTCTATATGTATTTGAAGCCCGCCGATGCCTATATCTACAGAGTCCGGGTTTTCAATTTCGATCTCAATAGGAGCGTCCATCTCTTGCTCCATGCCCATAGGGGCCGCGTACAAACCTTTATCCATTGAACTTGTTGCCATTTTTAATCCTTAAACGGTGTAATACCGCTCTGTTCTGCGGCCTTTGAAATACTTGACTTCATCTTGCTCATCTGAGTCGATTTGAATGAACCCGCCCCGGCGGAAACGAAGCAATGCCTGACTAGAGGAGTCAACAAGGTCATCGTTGTCGCCGTTAGGGAAGGCTGCGAGTTCTTCCATCAACTCGTCAGCCCAGCGGGTATCTGGACACCAGACCAAGCCAGATGAAAACAGGTCTGATACCGCGTTTACACGCGCTATCTTATCGCTTCCTTTGCTTGGTGTGTACTCCTCAAGAGGGATTCCCATCTGACGAAGCTCATAGATAAGCGGCGCACCCGCCGCTTTCTTCTCAACGATCAATGTGTCTGGGTTCCATTCCTTCCACGTATCAAAGGCACGCTTCTTTAGCTCTGGGAACTCCATACGCTGTTTAAACGAGTCAAGGACAATGATGTTTGGCTTCAAGTTACCCATAGAGTCAGGGTGCTGAAAGATTCCCCACGTTGTGCAGGCCGAGTAATCGGCCCTGTTGTTCTTCTCAAAGGCGGTATCCCAGCTTTGAATCAGATACTCACAAGAAGGAGGGGTGTCTCCCTCCCAAATCCGCCACATATCTCGCTTAATAATGGCTGATTCGTTGCCTGTAGGGTTCTGTTGGTACTGCGCCTCCCATTTCGCTGTAGGAAGCTCCGCTTTTAGTGCCTCTAGCTCAATTTTTGACCAAAATCCGGGCCATAAAGGGGTTCCAGAGGGCAGAATTGCAGGGAATTCAATGATTTCCCAGTCATCTACGCCGCCTTTTTCTGAATTCTTGATGATTTGACCGGTTAGGTCACGCTTTGCCCACCTTGTCATCACAATAATGATGGCTCCACCCGGCTGTAAACGCTGGCGCGGGCCAGATGTGTACCACTCATATACCCCATCAAAGACTGCGGGGTTGTTTTGCCTAGCTTCCTGCTCAGAATGAGGATCATCAATGATCAATACATCTGCGCCTTTACCTGTTACCGCGCCACCTACACCAATAGCGAAGTAATCACCCCCTTTATCGGTATTCCACCGGCCTGCGGCCTTTGAATCTGACGACAGCTTGGTGTCAAATACCTTCTGGTAGTTCTCTGACTGCACCAGATTCCTTACCTTGCGCCCAAAGCCAACTGCAAGCTCTGCGGTGTGGGCAGTCTGAATGATCTTCTTCTCCGGGTACTTACCCAGAAACCACGACGGAAGCAGGTAAGAAGCAAACTCTGACTTGGTATGCCGGGGAGGCATATTAATAATTAACCGCTTGAGAGTACCAGCGGCAACACGCTCAAAAGCGTTTGCCATGATTGTGTGGTGCTTACCTGAGATAAACCCGGGCCACATCTGAGTAACAAAGTAGAGAAAGCTCTCCTGACATCGCTCAACCCTGTCCATCTCCAGTAGCTGGTAAACCTTCGCCCTGTCTTCTGGCGGCAATGTATTAGCCATGCCTAAGTACTCAATGATCTCTTCACGGGTCAAGAGACTCATAAAGCAGCCATCTCTTTAACAGACCTGTCCACAATCTTGATCGAATGAAACTTGTGGGGTTTTACCGACAAGTACCCATCGGCCTGAAGCCGATGAACAATCCTGTGAATATTTGCTTTTGACTTCATCTTCAGCCCCTTGGCAACAACTTCATATGACGGAGCTATCCCGTGTATGCGGATATACGCCTTGATAAAGTCGAGAACCAATTGTCTGCGGGGTGTCATTTTGCTGCGCAAAATATTCGTTCTGGCGAACTCAACATTTTTGCCTTCCATGTGTAAACGCAGCAGAGTTGAGAAGAAAGCGGCGGGTGCGCCGCTTATCTACGAGCTTCGTCAGATGGGAATCCCTCTTGAGGAGTACACACCAAGCAAAGGAAGCGATAAGATAGCGCGTGTAAACGCGGTATCAGACCTGTTTTCATCTGGCTTGGTCTGGTGTCC